ATTTTTTTAATTTCTTTAACACTACTATAGTCTATCCCACTCAAACCAATCCCTATTATTTCTTCAAAGGGAATTTTCTTATCGTCATCGCTCTTAAGTTTATTATGTAACTCAACTATTTCTTTAGCAACTTTATTTGATACCATTTTCTTTTTTGCTAAACCCATAACTTCGCTTTGTTCGGGAGCAAACTTAGAGCCTTCTTTTATTCTTCTTCCCGATTCAGTTTCTTTATCTTCGTAAATACTCTTATCTTCTAAATCTCTTTCAATGTCTATCATTTCTTTTCTAAGTTCATTGAGAACAGTTTTTTCTAAACCTTCTAACATCTTAGGAACACTATCAAGAAACTTATATTTCTTTACAGTTTCTTTATTATCTCTATCATATTTAACAGCCCCTTCTAAAATTAAAGGGTCTATCCTACTACCGTCTTTTATTTCTCTTAAAGTATTATTACCTATCTTATTAATTAAATATAATGGTATTTCTTGTAAGTCTAATCCTCTTACTGTAGTTCCTCTACTATCATCTGCCATTGCGAAACGAGTTTGGAATGTTTTTCCTCCCGAAGTAACTTCTTTTTTAGACTTAAAACCATCCTTTCTACTAGTAATATCACCTGCTTTAGTTTGATTACCTACGGCCTCAATCAAGTTATAACTTTGACCTGCTTTATTTTCTCCTTTAATGCTAATATTAGTAAAGCCTAACTCTACTAACTTTTTAAACTTAGCACCCTCTCTAAAATTACTCATTTCATTTAATGTAACTGTTTTAGTAATCTTCTTACCATTCTTAACATTACTTTCCTTTTCTGTAACATTATACAAACTATCAAAATAACTATCGTAATTATCAATACCTTCCTTTAATGCAATCTTAGTATCTTTTTCATCAGTAGGGGATTCTAATATTCTCGACACAACTGCCCTACTTAATTCATTAGGTGCTTTATCCATCAAAGATTCAATAGTTTTTATTGATTCATATTTTTGTTTAAGTGGTTTATTTTCAATAAGTTCTTTAATAGGAGTATTTTTTAGTTTATCTAGTCCCTGCTTATATGTTTTTTTATATTCATCCACTATCTTAGTACCAGTATTATACTGCTTGACTTCATCTAACTCCAATATGTTATTTATCTCATTAGCATTTTCATTGCTATCCCCTAACCTAACTTGTTGTTTTTTATCTAAAACTCCAACAACAACATACTCTTTAAAAAACTCTAAAGCAACTTCTTCGTTCCAATTTGGGATAGAGCCACCTAAGATGTCTACTTTCAAAAGACCACCTTCACATTAACCATTTAGCCCAAGCAGCACCTTTTTGAATTGCTCCGCCTAAACCTAAACCGCTTTGTGGAGGTTCGTAACTCATTTGTCCTTGAGCATCTATCCAATATGGTCTTCCATAATTATCTGTGCCTGTTGGTGGAACTGGATAACCACTACCATTATTCATAGCACCTTGCATTTGTTGATATTGTTGTGTGTTACCCGTTAATCCCGCTACTGCCATACCTGCTGTTGGTTGTGCCATTTGTTGCATACCGCCACCGCCACTAAATCCTTGAGATTCAAGATATTGTTGTTTTGCTAACTTTCTTTGATTAACAACTTCTGTATTGATTGCCGCATCTAATACTTTTTGAATATCTAACTCAATGTTTTCTGCGGTAATCTTTTCAAATTCTCTCATAGCATCGTTGTGTATCTTCAACATACCTGTTGTAGAATCTGTTGTAAATTGTAACTTAGCCAACATTTTGCTGACTACTCTTTCTACAACATCTTCCATAAGATTTTCCATTTGTGTTAGAAACTGTTGTCCATGATATTGAAAGAATTCTTCTACATGGTTTTCTTGTAAAGAAAGTAAGTTATTTACATTCTTAAATTGTTGGTCGCTTTGTTGTTGTACCGATGCCAACACTGTTCCGTTACTTGTTCCGAATACTCCCATATCACTCACCCTGTTCTCCTTTAATTAGATAATTAACTCTTTCTGTATTTAATTGTATTTCCGCCATCAATCTAACTATTTCCGCTATTTGTGTTTCTGCATCAGTAGCCGGTGTTGGTGGCGTTATGTTCCACCCCATGCTAGTCAGCCTCATAACATCTTCTTTAGTTAAGTTGTTTAATTGTTGTCTTTTTAACATATTAGGCATTTTTGCTTTAGGAATAAACGCTTTAAAATCTAACCCATGTTCATCTGCTAATATTTGTTGTTGTAGCATCTCCATTTGTTTATGAATAGCCGCATGCTTTTGACAGTAAGTTCCCCTTAGTGGTCTTCCTTTCTCAACATTATCTAGTGGTATTGGTGGCCTTAAGTAGTCTCCTGCTTCCCAAATATGGTGAGTTCCACATACTACACATCTATCTTTAAAGTTAAACTTGTGGCCGTATTTTAAGAAAAGAATTTTTTTCTTTTCCGGTAGTAATACTTTCTTTATTTCTTTCATCTGCTTCTTTGGCTTTAGCGCATCATATTGATAGTCTTCAATTGGCCCAACTGCCCTATATTGTTGCAGTTTAGGTAAAAAAGCACTCTTCATTTGTTGCGTCTGTATTAAATTCGGTTGCTGATACATCTTTCATTCCTCAATAATCCTTTATCATAGTAGTTATTCCTTTATACACCATTTCGGGGTCGGACTTAGCCGATACTATATATTTAAAACAAGGTATTCCCTTGTCATTCAACTGCCTCATTCCATACTTAAAAGGTTCAAATATTTCATGTTTGTCTATAGGGTTATTACTTTTATACTTCTCTCCCCACATATCATACTTGTTTCCCCATATTCCTACGGCTATTGGATAATCCGATTCTTTTTTCTTTCTACCCGAAGGCCACCTATCTGCTACAATAGTATCTACTAGAAACTTCCATGCTAATTGGTGGTCTAAGTTAGAAGGTGAATCTAAATGTCTATGGTCTATCATAAAAATAACATATCTTACTCTACGCTTCTGCATATCCTTAACCCATTCTTTCCAATAGATTGCTTCCCCTCCTAAGTCAGCACTCTTAATTGTATGAGAACTACCATCAATCTTAACATTCTTTCTAGTGGCTCTATGTAAACCAACGGTTCTATCCTTTATTGTGGGAACTTCGCCCCTTGTTCTAAGTTGATGACTAAGAGTTGTTTTACCAACCATAGTAGAACCATAAACTCCAAAGTTAATTGCATGAACTTTTTTGTAGAATCCTATTATTGCTTCCCCTACTAAAATAGCAAAGCCTGTCATTATGGACATATCAATGCCCCCAAATATCCTTTGCCCTCGCTATAAGCCATCCCATTATATTTATGTCAAAGACTCCCATTATGTTACCCACTAGAAAAGCAGACAATCCTAGACAGCCGCCCCAAAAATACATCTTCATTTTTATGAAGAACATATCTGCCGAATGCGCCCGACTTTGATTATATACATAGTCGGATTCACTAAAACCCATTATGTCGCCAAAGACCAATCAACCACAACCTATTGTTGTATTGTTGCTAGAAATTCATTTCCTATTGTATTGTCGTCGTAGTCTTCAGTAGCCATAACATTACCACGCCAGTTTTCTCGCCTTACTGTACCGAACTGCTTCATACTATCCTGTAGTTTAGTTTTGATTTGTTCTTCTCTTTGTAGTCTTTGAAAATGATTTTCAATTTGTCTGTCTAGTAGTCTTATCTCAATCTTATCATTTAGTGATAGGTCAAACAATGCTTTCATAACCATTATTGCCCCTACTGTAATAAGACCAAATAAGACAGAATGTGCTAATGCGCCGTAAGGAAATCCTAAACCGTATGCCGCATAGAAATATACATTCGCTCCGCTAACTGTTCCGACAAATAAAATTGTCATAACTAATCTTGTGTCTTGACTTAGTGCCGCCATAATAAAACCTCAGTTGAACTCGACAGAAACATTGGCCGTAGAACTTCCTACTTCTGTTACTTCCAAGAATATTCCACTTCTGCATAGAACCCCATGCATGTCATATTCTAAGTTGTAATGTCCTGTTACTGAATGAAATATTCTAGCCACTTCTGTTCCACTGTTATCTGTTCCATTGAAAACCTTAATCGTAACTGCATCGTTTCCTGCAATTGTTATTGCCGCATGTATGCTAATTAACTTAGCATTTTCGTTACTTACAATTGCGCTTGCGCCCAATACTCCACTACTTCTACAACCGCCTATGCCCGTCATACTATCACCTGTTCATTTGATGGAGAAAGACTCCACCTATTTAATGTAGCGATTACTCTTTCTTTGATTTTGAAAGAGTTTTTGCCTTTGGTTTAGGTTTTGGTTTAGGTTTAAGAGTTGGTTTCTTACGAATAACTTCTTTCTTAGGAAGTAGTTCATCTGCTAATTGTTTAACAGTTGAAATGTCTTTTCCTGTTTCCTTACAACCCATTAGAACTAGTTTTTCATTAAGTGCTAACAACTCTTCACGGTCTTCTTCGCCAAAACTAAAGAAATAATTAGGGTCGGAAAGACGAAGGACAGCCCATTTTACTGAGACTGTCGCTTCTTCTTTCCTTGTTATTTCTTGTTTTGGTGTAATGTTAAGCCTACCGATTTTAGAATCATCAGTTAATTTAACTGTTACCAATTAAATCCCTCAAAGATTTCCCCAAACTCGTAGTCTAACTGCACAGGCGGGGTCTGCATCATTAGCAACAGTAGCGTTTGTTCCGTCTAATGCCGTAAACATTAACGCTATTGATGTTGATGAAGTATATCCGCCGGTTGCGGTTGTTAGCAAAGATGGAACATGAGCGTTTGCGCCTTCTGTTCCACAGATTGTTGCACAATGAATTGTAGATAATCCAAAGTCGCTAGCAGGTATTATTGCACCCGAAGCAAGATGGGAAGTTACATCAACTACTGCATCAACCATGTATTCATCACCACAAACTTTAGGGCGAGAAACGCCCTTATGGTCTGCTAATAATGTTGTTGTGTGTACTTGTGCCAACTAAAACACCTCACTGTCCAATGCAAATCCAACTCAACAATTCATCTGAAACTATGTCTAGTGTAAGAGAAACTGTATTTATTCCACCTACAACTGAACTAGCAACAGGGAATGTTTCATCAATTGAATGAGTTGCTGCATTTGCCGCCCTAACTCCATTACCCATAGGGCTAGTAGTCATAATTTCAACAGAAGTCCATCCTGTTAAAACTAATTCCGTTGTAGCCGCATCTTCTGTAATTGTTCCAAAAGCCATCTTTCTGTTTCCTTCTAAGTTCATTTCGCCTAATATTACTTGTGTTTTTGCCATATATATCCTCTCCTTTTTTCCTCACTGTATGTTTGTTATCTTTCCTTGACCACGGAAGAAGGAACATCCTACTTCACCAATTGTTCGATACAAAGCCCTGTTTCCTAGAGTTCCTACACCAAATGGATTACCATTAGCGATTCCGTCTTCAAAGTATTGTGTAGGTTTCATTACTGAAAGCCACAAATGGTCTGTATCAAGGAATAATAGGTCACTTAGTTTTGTTGAAGCACCGCCAGTTTGACACATATCCTTAACTGGGATAAGTGGTATATCGTAGTAAGTAGCAACTCTAAAGCCCATTTCTTGGCCTTTAGTTCCTCTAACACCGTTTACTGTTGGTACGATTTCTTTTCTGTCCATAAATCTCTCTTGACTTTGTAACAAATCAGCAAGTGCTTGAATTGTATCATATCCAGTTAGAATAACCTTTGGAGAACCACCGGCTAATTTTAGATTTCTAATCATATCGTTAAGTCTTGTTAGGGTCAATGAACGAACATTTCCTGCGGCGTAGCCACTACCAAAGTCTACTTCTGCATCAAGGAAAGAGGCTGCGGAGAATCTTTCACTACCGTAGATTTTTCCTAGTGCGTTAGAAGCGGATGTTGTATCAGTTGCTAGAACTCCACCATCAATTGCTAATAGTTCTGCTCTTGAGGTAATAACCTTGTTTAGAGAAGTATAGTTGTTTCCGATATTTGGCATAGCGGCGACTTCACCATAATGTTCTAGTGGCATAACCAACATTTTGTTTTGTACTTCAGCATGGTGCTTACCCATATCTTCACGCATTTGCGCTCTAATATCGCCAATTCCATCATCAATTTGTGCCATTTCCATAGCAAGTTCACTGAAATCAAATTGGTGTGCAACTACTTTAGGACTCATGTTTAGTTGAGCGTAAGTTGGTGCAATTGGGCCAAGTCCATCTTGTGCTGTTGATAGTGCCGCATTCTCCGGTACACCACCAATCATATCTGCTCTTGGACTATCCGAACCTAGTTCTGCTAAGTTTTCTGTTCCACTTGCATCAACAGTAAACAAGTTACCGCTTCCACCGGAAGGTCTTGACTTTAGAACTCTCCATCCGCTAGAACTGTAAGGTCTTTTTGAAATCATTGAAAGAGCGTTAACTTCTCTATTCAACATTGACCATACTTTTTGTCCGTAAACAATATTGTAAAGTGCAGATACATCACTAACAGCACTACCGGAGAATGCCGGAGAACCATCGTGTCCTGTGTGTATTCCACCAATAGCACCGGCTTGCTTCAAAAGAGCGTTACCGGCAGGTAGATTGTTTATTCCATATGTGCTTGCTTCTAAGTCTGCGATTGTATTAATATATCCTGTCATCTTAAATTCCCCCTACCATCTTGTGAATGTCCGACCAATCCATGTTAGCCATTTCATCCATACTTGGGAGTTTTGCTTGTACTTCTTCTTGAGCCTTTAGAATAGTTTCCTTTTCTGTGGTCAATGATTTCCTTAGTTGTGTAAATTCATCTTTAAGAGAAGCAATCTCGCTAGCCGCATCATAGTTTGCCTTTGCGATTGTGTTTTCTCTTGATGTAACTTCAGTAGCGAATCTTGCTTGGAATGATTTCTTTAGGTTATCATAAGCAAGAGTTTCTAACTGCTCTTGTCGGAAAGCCTCGTAAGCCTTCTCGATGTTTCCAACTGACAAATCTAGTGTGTCAAATTCACCGTTACCAAAAGACTTTACTACTGGCATATCGGATGAAGTTGGTTTACCATTGTTAATTACAATACGGTCAGCAGGTTCTCCAATTTGGTTTCCTGCACCATCAAGAGTTCTTAAGTAAGCCTTTGCTTCCTCATCTTGATACTCGCCCATTTCCATGTCCCCTTCTTTATCAGCCAGTTCCATGTCTTCTTCGTCTTCTTTGTCCATGTAATTTCCTCTTTCCATGTCCCCTTCTTCATCAGCCATTTCATGTTCTTCAGTATGGCCTTTTTCATCTATCTCTTCTTCTTTACGAAGCGTATTTACTTCTTCTAGCAAAGTATCTAACTCCGCTAATGCTTTTTCTAGTTTTTCACTCATGTTTATGTCTCCTTTATCTTGTTTCAAAATATCGAACCTCGCTTCGGGGTTAATTCCTTTTTCGCATATAGTAATTTCATGCAACTCTAACTTGCTGATTTCATTATAATCACCTAAGTTTTCGTGGCTTTTCTTTACTTTTTGGAGGGCTTGGCCTCCTATGCTAAAAGACCTTAATGACCCTTTGCGAATGTTTCTGCCAACTTCCTTGGCTTTTTCTATATCGTCTCGTAGTTTAATTACTACAAAGAAACCTACATCATCTACTTCGGACTTCCATAGTCGCCCGCTAGTATCTCTATAAGAATCTACAACTTCTCCAACTTGAACATTGGAATGGTTTGTCATAACATTTCTAAATTTAGAGTCTCCCATAAATTTAGTAACTGCTTCATTAAGTGCCTTTAGTGTGATTAAGTCATTTTGCTTATCAACTATCTCTATACTGGCATAGCCGCCTATCATCAAATCGTCGCTTCTAGCCTTGAGGATGGAGAACCCATCATTTCTCGTTGCTAATACTGCCGATGACATTTCGCTCAAAAGGAAAAAATCTCCTTTTGATATATAATACACACGGTTATTTTAAACGATTAGTCCTCATTTGGAGGTAATTCAAGACTACTGTATTTATCTTCATAAATATTCCATAGTCCTCTATCACTATCAGTATCAGCAGGTTTTTGTTCATAGCCTGTCCATGCTAGCCACATTCTTTTTCCTTTAACTTCAAGCATTCTAACATGAAGTTTAGTTTCAAACTTATTACCATCTAAGAAATACTCATGGTAGCCTTCCTTTTGAACGCCTAATTTAACATCTCCACTGTCGATGACTTTACGCTTAGATATATTCTTAGCAACCATAGCAGGGAACTTACCGGCCTTGCCAAACAATTCAAAGATGTCATCTTTACTATCTAATCTTACCATCCAGTTGATGCTCTCATCGCCTAACTTCATAACAATATTTAGATTATCATCATCTCTAAGATATACCTTAAACTCACCACTTCTGTATTTTTCGGGAGTTTCATATTCTTTTTTAATGGTGTCCATTAATATCTTATCATGTTCAGCAAACAACTTTTTTGTTTTAGCATCAAAAGATATTCCATCTCTATTCTCAAACCAATCTTTTACTCGGCTTTCTTTACTTTCTAGTATGTCTTGATATTCTTTTTTGTGATTTTTTACTAAGAAATTATGAACAACTTTCGGTACTTGTGCGCCCTTTTCCTTTAAGAAATTAAATATAGCAACAGTAAGTTTAGATTGTTTTGTTTTCATTATTTCTTCTGCCTGTTCTTTCCACAGGTCTAAATCCATTAGTGCATTCTTGGCCATTAGATTGTCTTCTTCAAATCCATAGATAGTAAAACCATCCATGTCTCCTTTGATTATAATATTGGCTTCGCCGTGAATATGGTCAGAAACTACAATCCCTTTCTCTACTTCTTCTACATTATATTTCAAAGACTTATCCGTATCGTTGATTAGCATTTGTAGAGTAACTAACTTATCCGGTGTCTTACTTTCAGCAATTTCATTTATCTTTGCTGAATAAACAACTGGCTTACCCTTAACTTGTTTTACTTTATCAATAGAAACTCTAACAACTTCTCCGACATCTGCCGAAACCTTAGTATTAGTAGCACTACCTACATTAAGATAATTTACACCTTCTATTTTTTCACCATCTTCTTCAACTGGCCCCGCCCCTAACTTATAAGAAAAGTTAGAACCACTCTTTTTCTTATCAAGTACAATTAAATCTAACTCAACAAAAGGTTTCCATCTAATCCACTTGGGGTTTTTCTTTGTTCCTAAGTAGTAAGTTGATGTAGAGTCTTTAATCATAGCACCTTCAGCAGTAGGCATTTCCATAATCTTCTTAGCATACTCTTCAACATCCTTTAGACTATCAGCAACTCTTGTATCTTTTTTAGATGGGAATGTTAAGGCTTCACTAGAATGTATAGAATAGTTATTGAACATTATTTGCATTCTGTTTTGTAATGTATCTTCCATGAGATTTTCTTCGTTGTGTCTCATAATATCAAACACATGAATTCTAGCCTTGCCCTCTCTTTTTCCTTCTAAGTATTCTACCGCTTCTTTTCTTTTAAGAGAATCCTCTCCGTCAAATAAAACTAATGAAGCATCTAATATACAGTCTCCGAATTGTTTCTTTTTCAATTCTTCTATTGCGTCTTTACATTTACTAGATATATCTTTACCTGTATAATCATAGACTTTTATATTCTTATCTATTTTATGAAGTTGTATTCTAAATCCATCATATTTTTCTTGGACATAGTATTCTCCACTAAACCCTTTTAGTTCATTCATATCTTCTATTGTAAATATTCTATACATTGGTTTGTTAGGAATAATAAAATCACTTTGGGCTTTCTCTTCATCAGATTTCTTTTCTTTCAAGATAGTTTTTTTATCTTTATCAGTTTCATCCTTGGCTTTAGTTTCATCTACATCTGTATCTATGTCTTCTAATTCAAGCCACTCTTCTTTAGTGTTCTTAGATAAGAATATTAATTCTAGCATATTCATAGCGGCCTTCACCTTAGACTCCACTTTCTTAGAATCTTTATCGTCGCCATAATGCTCTATAATGTAAAGTGCAACATCATCAACTTCTAAGTCTAGCCCAGTTAAACCTTCAGTAATATCATCGGGCTTCATATCTTTAATTGAATATGCTTCTTTAGGTAGTGCTTTATCATCTTCTCTAATAGCATAGTGAACAAACTTAATCATAAGTTCGGGTGAACCTAATAATGCTTCTAATACATTACCTTTAAATTTTTTAGCGAAAGGGTCACTAACTTCTTCCGAAGAATATCTTAATGCTTTAATTCCTTGATATAATTTTTCAGCATTGTTTGTTGTTGGGTCGGAAGCATCTTTAGATTCTAGTAGGTCTTCCTCAATGTAATCCTTAAGTTCATTTGAAAGAGCATCGCTCATTTCATATGCTTCTTTAATTTTATTTACTGCGTTTCTCCATTTAGAACCGTATTCTTTTGGGTCGGTTCTTGCTGAAAGATAAGCGACTCTTGTTCTTTCAAAGAGTCTTAGAATATCTGTGGATATTGACTTATCCTTTTCAATAAGGAGGGGCATATAGCATCAACTAACTCTTCTTTCTCTTTCTTCGGGGGTTTCTAGGCTTCTTCTATATTCGCTATAACTTGACACATTTTCCTTTCCTTGTTTTAATCTAAGGTTGTTATGGTCTTTTCTATCAATATTAATTTCCATGCCCTTGAGTGCGTTTTCTAATTCCTTTAAATTAGGTGTTGAAGATAATGACGATGCTTTCCCAAAAATCTTTATTTTTCTAAGGGCATTTTTAAATTCATATTCAAGTAGTCTAACTGCTTTATCGTAGGCTTCATTATCTTTCTCTATTGTTCTTTCTGCTTTTTTTAAACTCTCGCCCGCTAAACCATACCCTTCATCTTTTCGAGTTTGATTAGTAATCTTAGAAGCATCTTGTACTTTAGGTCGCTTAATCTTAACTTCCTCTACGCTAGTATCTACTTCTTTTACTTGAGTAGGCTCTATGTTCATTCTCTTTTTTGCGCTCAATTCTTCTTTAGCCTTTCTTGCTTTTTCAATAGCAAGGCTGATTATTTTTTCTTGTCTTGTAACTTTTTCCGGCATTATTGTCCACCTACATTTTCTACCATCTTATGAATATCTTTCCAATCCATATTTCCTACATCTTTCAATGGGGAACCGCCAATGGTTCCGTTGTTCATTCTTGGAGTAGGACTATCAACAACGACAAAACCGGACTTCATTAGTAGGTTATCGTCATTGTAAACTGCTCTCTCTAAACTTTCTATCTTAGAAGTCAGTGCCTTGATTATCTCAAGTAGTTCTTCATTAATTGTATTTTCTTCACTCATCTCTTTTCCTCCTTCTTTGGATATACTAAATCTCTCAACTGTCTGTAAAGCAATTCATAGTCCTTACGAAGTTCGGTAGCCGAAGCGACTATATCTACATTCCGTTCGTCCATAGACTTCATTTTCTTGGTAAGTTTCTTATCGGACTTAACTAGTTCTGCATCCTTTAGAACTTGTATTAATTCTCCTAACTTAGTGAAGTCTTGACCAAAAAATTCAGTTGGTTGTGTTGATTGTAGTATCTTCTTTAGACGCTTAGTTTGTTTTTTATCTAATGTGTCTAATATATTCTTTTTTACTTTTTCTTCTTTCTTTATGGTAAATTCTTTACCTTCTTCATAATAATCCCATGTCATTTTCCTTCCTCCTTTTCTGCTCTAATTTCTTCAAGAATTTCTCTTTCGAGTGCGTTTGTTTCTTCAGAAAATTTATTTTCCAATTCTGCAAAATCAGCAAGTATTTCTATTTTATCTACTTCAGCCAAAATTCTATTCAAGTCCATTTCTTTCTTTAACTTTTCATCTAGTCCCATAAATTGTTTCATTAGACTTTCTAAGTCTGCAACATTATCAAATGCCTTAGAGTCACTTACTGTTTTGGTTAGTAGTATTCTTCTTAGAGATTGTGGATTTCTTTTGTAGTCCTGTATCTTTAGTTTATCCTTAAATTCAACTATTGAAGACTTTTTGATATTAACAAAGAAAACCTCTAGTAAACCAACTAGTCTTTCTTCTAACTCTTTAGCCTTTGATTGTAAGTTCTTCTTATCTCCTTTCAAATCTTTTTTGTTGGAAAATTTTAATTCTCTTTCCAACCAATTTTCAAACCAAGCCTGTAACTCTTCTTCGGATGGTGGCGTTCCTTTTTGTTCTGTAGTGGATGGTTTGATTGTGGATTTTCCTGTTTCTTTTGTAGTCAATCTATCCAATGCATTCTCATACGCTTGTTCTAAATCTATTAAATTATCTACGGATTTTTCACTTTGAGTTGGTAATCCTATTTCTTTCTTTAGATGAACTAAACCATCCATGATGTCTTCTCTTTCTTCTTTAGTCAAGAATATTTCTTTAGTAGAATCTAAAGATTCTGTCTGTTTGATTGTAGACATAATATCATTTTCTAAAGAAGTCACTTCCTCTTTAGTAGGTCTTTGACCTTCATCGACTTTCTTTGCCCTTCTATAATATTCTCTAATAATTTCTAAAGTTCGAGACATTCTTTCGATGAATAAGTCTAATGGTGTCTTTTCTTTTTCTTCTTTTGAGATAGTTTTATCTTTTAAGTCCGAGTCTTTTATTTCAACTCCCATAAAATTCAGTGGCAGTTCTTTGCCTTCGTTTGTTTTCATCCAAGCATCCCATTTAGTTCTAAGTTCTTTCTCTAAAGTTTTGCCGGTTTTTCCTTTACCACTTTTCATCTGCGCTACTACTTTATCATACTCGTCAGCGAGTTTTTCATAGTCTTCAGCAAATTTTGTTATGGCTTCAAAGAACTTAAGTAAATCTGTTTTAGCACCTTTGAATGCCTTGAATTTTTTTTCTAGGTTTTCTTCATATTCTTTGATGAATTCTGTAACATCTTCTTTTTCTTTTTTAGTGATGGAGACTTTACTTAATTGATTTAAGTTATCAATAAGTCCTCCCCACAATTCTTGTACTGCCAGTGAGTTTGGCTTTTGATTGTCCTTCTCATCAATTAGAGTAGGGAATATTCTAAAATGCTCCGAAAGAAGTGATTTAGTGTAGTTCTCCTTAGTCTTACTAGCCTTACCCTCCTTACTAAAAATTTCTATTCTTGCTATTCTTACTGCCCTAGAACCTTCCTTCTCTCTAACTAAAGGAGTTAATTTCATATCTTCTCGCTCGGTTCCTTTTTCAGTATATTCTTTAACTTCTTTTTCCCTTAACTTAACAGACTCTTTTGTATATACAACAACTGGAAAAACATTGAAGGTAGGGAGTTTTAATGACAAAGTAAAGTCGGGAAACATTTTTGTTAAATATTCTATAACCAAATCCGATATATCATCTTCTATATCAGCAAGTTGTTTAATCAAGTTAGCGGGTAGTGTTGCTTTTATCTGCTCTTTACCTGCCCTCTTTCCTCTAAGACCCTTTCTCTTAGCCTGTAACTTTTCTTTTAGTTTTTTTCTCTTTTCTTTACCTGCTTCCGATACATCGGGTTCATTGTAATCAAATGATGATTTTATAACAGTTTCAAGATTAGCATCAAAACCCTTGACTTCTTTCTGTAATAGTTGCAGTATTGCATCTATGGTTTTCTTAATAGTAGCATAGTCTTTAGATTCTTCATCGAAAGGAACATCTCTTAATACTAATTTTTTATCTTTATTAATATCATATCTTAGGAAAGCATCTACGATGTCTTGTTTTTTCAATCGCTTTTGTCTTTCTTGTTGAATTCTTTTCAAATCTTCTGCTAGTTCAGCATCTTCCTTCTCTCTTCTTTCTTTAATGTCTGCCGCTATTTGTTGTTGTTGTTTCTTTTGTTTAGGAGTTAGTTTAATGTTAGGTTTTCTACTAAGCAGTTCTCTAAAATCCTTATCCCTCATAGTTTTTCCTTGTTTACTAGGAGCAGTAGGTTCTTGAGAAACTCCCATATCCTTAAACCCTTCCGGCAATTCTAGTGGAATTTTTTCCGGCTTCTTACCTTCTTTAATATCTTTAAGTTGATGTAACTCTTGTATCTCTCTAATAGTAGATTCAAACTCTTGAATAAGTTTATTTCTTCTTGAGGTTTTTCTTCCTTGACCTTTCAAACCCTCTATTTCTGTCTTGAGTTTAGCCTTTCTTTTTTCGGCTTCTTGTAACTTATCTGCTCTAACTTCGCTACCTTTCATTACATTAATAACAGAAAGAACTGTTTGAAAATCACCTAAGTTAGTTGAATCTAAATATTTTTTTGCGGCTATTCTTATTCTGTTGGGGTTGTTTTTATTTGTAATAGCACTTGCTCGAAAATCTTCTATGGCTTCTTTAAGGTCGTTGTAGTATGTTTTAGTAGTAGACATAGGAGTAACAGACCTATCTCCTTTGTCTTCACGAACATTATTTCTTATATCACGGAAAGTGTTGTATAACTTTTGTAATCCTTTCACTTTGTATTCAAGTACCTCTATTTTATTTTTAGTGGTAGTTTTAGTTTTTAATCTTTTTAGGTTTTTTAGTTCAGTTTGAATTAAACCCAATGCTCTATCATAGGCTTGCAGTTGAACAGTGGGTTGTTTTTTCTTATTACCATCGGCTCTTAATTCATAAAGGGTTTCTTCTATTCCTTTATCTCCTATTTCAAAAGTATCTCCCAAAGCACGCTGTACTTTCTCATTACCAAGTAATTCTCTTAGTCGTTTTGTTGGGGTACTTGCTAACTTATCAAGACCTTCTAATATAGTTGCTCGTTTTGTTCTTATGCGTTCATCGTCTTTCATACCCAATCTTTGTAATGAAGATAATTTTGCTTCTACTTTTACTTTAGCAGTTTTTTTATATTCATTCATTGCCGCTACGACATCCCTATTAGGAATAGTAAGTGGCTTAAATTGAGAATCACTACCCAAGTCTATGATTAAATCTTTACCATCCTCAATATCTTTAAGGGCTTTTTCTTCTCTTGCCTTTTTATCTGCAATGTTTTTCTTTGCATTAGCAACTTCTTGTTTCATTCCTTCAATTTGTTGCTTGTAGTTTTCTTTTTCTGCATCAGTAAGGGGGGTTTTTCTTGAACTTTCTCTTAATGGTGTCTTCCTATCCAGTTCATCTTGTAATAATTGTATTCTGCCTTTTTGTTCGTCTGTGCCTTCATATCGCTCAATAACTTCTTTGTCGGTAAATCTATCCTTAACATAATTTAAGAAACCACCATACATTTTATTATAGGCTTCAACCATTTTACTTTCTTCGTCTTTATCCGCCACTTTGTCTCCCATTGTGTTTTTGATATACGAAGTGAGTTCTTCTTCTGTTTGTGCAGCAGTTTCTTCATCCCTTTTCCTAGCGGCTTCTTCTTTTTCATCAGCCTGTGCAAACTCAAGAGATTCTTTCGCAGAATTAATAGAACTTTCTAGTTTATCTATCTTATTTTGGATTTGTGTTTTCTCTTTACCTTCAGCATTTTTCAAAGAAGAATTCAAAACTTTCTTTTCTGTTTTTAATTCTTTTATACTTTCTTTAATTTTTTGAATAGTAGTTTTTTCGTCTTTCTTCTTTAGAAATAAGCCTTCATCTATTTCATCTACCAAACACTTCAAAAGAAAATGAAGGTCATCTTCTTTATTGTGCAAGATAGCCTTCATAAACATAGTATCGCCTCAAAATGGAATGTTCTCTTTCTTACCCCTACGCTTTTGTGGGGGTAAGATAACATCGGGAATATCATTAGATGCCTTTGTTGCTTTATGAGTTGTGTCCGGTGGTAATCCACCAACAGAAAAATCACGATTCTTTGTAATCTTTCTAGTTTCATTTGCATTCTGTGTCTTTACCTTTGCTAGTTCTTTTTTCAATCTAATCTCTTTCTGTCTTGTATCTTCTGTCATTAACCTGTCCTCCTTTCAGTTCGTGTATCTACATTTTGATTACCTGCATCTTGAGGTAATCCACTTAATCTTTTATCCGGCCCCGTACTCATAGATGGTTTATTCCTAGTTGTTGCCGGATTCTCTTGTGGTTGTGACATCATTTGCTCTTGCATTTGACCCATTTGAGAAGCATCAATATTAGTACCGGCATAAGGGTCGCCTTCTACCTGTTCTTCTCCACCTTCTTGTGGCTCTCCTTCCGTTGGTTCGGGTTCGGGCTTCTTGTAGGTAAAATTACCATCTTCATCCATATCAACCTCAAAACCTAAGTTCTTTATTGAAGCCGCAATATTAACTTCAATCTCTTTCTTTCTTAGTCCGGCTATTTCATCTTCTTCTTCACTAGGAGGAAGTTTAAGTTTCCAGTCAGTAATCCCAAATTGCTTAACAAGATAAGGAAATACATAATTGTTGTAGACATTTTGTGCCATTTGTACTGCTCTATTAGTGACAAGTATTTGCATACCTTCATTGTTTAATCCTCCACTTGTAGTATTATCAGCCATGAAGACTTTACTTACTCCATAGAATGCTGATATTCTATCTCTCAAATCATCCTTAACAGAAATATAATCCATTTCTTTTAGGCTGTCCATGAACTTAATCCATTCAACTGCTCCCTTTCCTCCTTCCGATTCTATTCCCATGACTGGAATAAAGTGAGGGTCTTGTTCCATCTTTTCTTTAACACCTCTCCAAAAAGAACGCATTGAATCCATGTTTCTAGTTTGAACTGCTAACAAACCTCTAGGCATTCTACTCTTAGTATAGGCTGAATTGACATAATTCTCCATAGCAATTAAAGTCATAATGTGATTGTAAAGTGTAATTACAGGGGAAAAGCCGTAAAGCCTAGAAGGACTATACTTACTAAAGTGTAAAACTTCTCCTTTTAAGAAATATTGGTCATCGCCCTTTGCTCTATTAACATAGTGTATAGGCTTCAAAGGAGAACCACAAGTTTCACAACTATCATGGGGTTCTGTAGAGATAACATCTCTATGATGAACACAAGTAAATCCTTTGTTGCCTTTCACTCCATCTTCATCTGCGTAAATAAACATAGTAACAGGGTCGCCACGATATATTTCTTTAATACGGTGCATTCTAATTTTACCATTACCATCCAAGAAATACTCTTTAACCATAACAATATAAGCATCATCCATAGTATTCAAATCATCTTCTAGTTCTTTTAGTACATCAATAAATAGTTGCTCCGAAGAATTAACATACCCTTCTAAGAATTTTTCTGCATACTCTAATTGTTTAATATCGGGGACTTTCAAATCAGTAGAGCCACACCTAGAACATTCTTGAACAGGTCTTGTGTGCTTCTTTCCACAATTATTGCACTTAGCCTCAAATGCTTTTTCCCAAACATAGCCTCTTCTGTAGACTTCTTGCTTCAGTTGAGTTATACAAGTTCTAACAATAACTGATTGTTGAACCATAGAGTAGATGATGGGGGCAGTCATCATGTAGTTATTTTGCCTTTCTTGAATACCCATGTTGTAAATATTCCTGTCGGCAGGTTTTGGTGTAGTACGCCTGAAAAGATTTGTGAAAGAGAACCGCCTTCGTTTTTCTGCCATAACAACTACCCCCGTTTACTTTGGACTATTCTATCTATTATAGAATCTTCGCAAAACAGAAGATTCACCATTTGACTTTATTAGCCCAGTAAGCGGCACTAGTCTTCCCTCTATTTATATTCTTTCTGTGCCGACTCTTGAATGACTTGCGCTTTGCTTTCATTCTTTTACTTTCGCCTTTCTTTGGTTTACCGGCTACACTAGCCCCTTGTTCTCCAAAGCGAATAGTTTTTGTTTTCTTGCCGTCTTTAACTACAACAACATGAGATTTTTTAGGATGTTTTGGTGTTCTTTTTGGCTTACTAAAACCACCAACACCGGCTCTTTTCAAAGCAGGGTGTTTCTTTCTTTTAAGAATTTCTTGCCATTTAATAATTCTTGGCCTTGATGAAATTCTACTCATTTCTCCTTGGTTAAGTTTTTTATCCCTTTTTGGATATAGAATTTTATAGATGATTTCTCTATCAGTCATGTTAGGGTTTTGTTGTTTCATCTGTCTAGCCTGATTCTGTTGTTCGGGAGACATGGCTTCAAACAATCTTACTAATGTTGGTTTTTTATCTTGGGTCATTGCTTGCCCCTCATTTGATTTTCTTTAGAACGCTTATCATCTTTAATCGGGCCACCTTTAGCCCATGTTCTACAAGACCTAGCCGAGTGGCATTTGAAATGGTGCATCCAACAATAACCTAATCTTCCGTCATCGTCTAATTTTAATGGCATACAATCTTCCATTCTAGGACTAATATCAAACGCTACACAATTACCGCAGTTAGAACCTTTAGCGGCATCTACCGATGTATTCCAAAAGTCTGCAATGTCTTCCCAATATCCTTCGGGCTTGCTTACATTAAGTGGGCCATATTGTATATGTTTTGCTTTTATGGCGGCATTTCTATTCTTAGTGTTTAATTTCAAATCCTGTGTTGCTCTAGGACAAGTGAGTTCCTTTAGAATAATATGCCAACTCATAATATCATCTCGGGCTATGTGTGTAGATGTCTCCATCTTTGTGCATGAATATTGCTTTCTTTCTTTTCATAGCATCGAGAACTCTTTTTAATTCTTTAAGAGGGGCTATTGCTTTTAGATTTTTCATACCTAATGCTCCGCCTTCTTTTTTAATTTCAGCAAGTATTTCTTTTTCTATTTGAGCATCGGACTTAACAGCCTTTCTAGTCCTTTCATTTCTAAGCATAGCAAAATCCCCACCATCAATTTTACCATTTTTGTTTCTATCTAGTTTCTTTTGTTTATCGGATAGTGCTTTATTGGTTTTTTCACTACACTTAGCACAACCACAATCCATCTTCTCTCCACTATTACAGTGCATTTTTAGTGTATCTTTCCAACTCATCTTGTGAATCCCCTGCCTCTACTTCTCTTATTACCTTTTCTTCTCTTGTAAGTTTTACATGCTGAACAAGTCGCCCTACATCTTTGTTTAGTTCCCTTAGAAGCATCTGTTCTTCCGCAAGGTTTTGTTCCTTTCTTATCATCTTCACAAGATTGACAAGAAACCCAACCTTTCTGTCCATCTCCGCCTCTTCTTGAAAACCAACCGTGTAATCCCGATTCTTTTTCTGCCTTGAAATTATCTCCACCTTTTAAAATTTCCTTCCAAGACATAATATCACTTCTTTTTCTTTTTACCCCAATTAGCCGCACCGACATTACGACATTGGACTAAAGCACCACTACCATAAGCAGAAGGCCATTGTCCACCATCTTGAGTATATTTTGCTTTTACCTTATCATAGCATTCGGGGTCTTTTGCTCTTGAAGAAGATTTATTCTTTTTCTTTTTCAATATTTCTTGCCAACTCATGCTTTCACCTCCATAGGTTTACCTGCTCGTTCCCAACACTTTTTACAAAAGCCAAATGGATGAACATCTTTAACAGTAAAACACCTACCACAATACTTGAATTGTAGTTTCTGTTTACTAATTACCCACTCTTCTGCGTTCATATTATCACAACTTGTTTATTAGATAAGCAACATGGTGGCTTAGTTTATTGTCGGGGTATTCTTTCAATTCATCAATAGTAATCCACTTGTAATCGCTATGCTCAAATGATAGCGTAGGATTCCAGTCATCTTCTACTTCTATTCTAAAACAATGATATTTCTTTGGTGGTTTCATGTTGCTATCAAAATGAACTCCTAGTTTAGATGATGGTTTTTTCTTAAGTCCTAACTCTTCACCTGCTTCAATCATACAAACTTTTTCTGCATCGGGAGTTCCATCAGCATTAAACTCATCAAGTTCTTCTACTTTACCTCCGGCAAATTCCCACATACCTATCATAGTATCTTCTTCGGGAGAACGCTCTACAATCAAAACTTTATCTCCTCTAAAAACTGCCGCACCTGCCGCATGTCTAACGCCATCTTTATCTAGCAAGAATTTCTTTTTGTTGTTTCCTTTAGCATACCAAGAAAGACCTTTATCTTCCATTTCATTTGCTTTGATAATCATACCACCAATATTTTCCATACTATCCATAATAGACACCTTACAATTGTCTTTGTATTTCTGTATGTTATCAAGGTATATTCCTTCTTTCAACCAATCAAAACCAACATGGTCTTTGTGATTCTCCCACTTCATTAACTTGAATATCTCATCACATCTTCCCTTATACCAATCTTGTTTTTTGTAGGACTTCTTCATGCGAATAAGTTCCATAAGTAATTTAGCATTACCCTTCTTTAATCTAAAATGAGGCAAGCATTTAGTTAGGAGATTCATAACATCATCTTGAGAATAAAAATTTAATCTTTGCACAGGTCTAGTTTGTTGAGGAGACTTTTGATTTAGATGAAGTTTACCGTAGCCTATACTCTTATGCATTTCTTCCATAAATGCCCTTCCTCTTTCTCCTGTAGCAATTAACCCCACTCTTGGGTTATGGTTTCTATCCATTGTAATATATCCATCGGAGTCAATGAATGCCGCAGTATAAGCCCAAATGTTTTTCTTAAGCATGTTTGGTAATTTATAGTATGCCCCATCTACATTAGCAACATCTAACTTCTTTACCATTTTAGAAATCATATTTGTTGTTGTGCTTTTGTGTAGAGTGTTTGGCATTCTATCGTGAATTTGTTTAGCACCAATAGAAGGACTCTTGATAATTTCACTTTCAATAAAAGAAAGTATTCTTTCTTTTTTGCTCTTAGTAATAGATTGGTCACTAATGTTTTTTATCTGTTTCTTATAATCTCTTTTGGCAAGACGGCATTCCTTTTCTAATTGAGCATATTCCTTAGAATAAACCATGTCTGTCTTATTCAAATCTCCTTCCCAATACTTACAAACCGCATCAATAATATTTCTTCTATCATTAACACTATTAATTTTATTTATTTTCATTAAGTCTTTTTCATTAAAGCCCATCTTAAGTATTGCAGGTTTGTATGGTTTAATCCAATAAATAGAATCTATGCACTTATTGATATGGTCTGAGTAGCCATCAATAACAGTATCAATAGCCTTAGCCATTCTAGTTCTTTGCTCTCCCTTTAGTTTCCTTCTAGCCCTTCTCATTTTCTTTACAAGGTCGGGTATGTTTTCACCATCAATAGAATATTCACTAGGGAAAGAACTCAATTGTTTTCTTGCATCACTAGCATTTATATTTAGATTCTTAGAGAGTAAATTTACGGCTTCATAGTCCGACATAATATATTCATTAATACCCTTCAACTCTATCCCTGCATCTCTTAGCCTACTAACAACAGGTTGTTTTTGTTCAGCAAGTTCTTCTAATTCTTCTATTTCATCTTTAGATTCTATTAAGTCTTGTTCAGTTACCATAATATCACCTTAAAAATTAATTCCTGTAACTCCGTGTTGGGAGCGTTTATACTTGTTTACCTTTGGCGGGTCAAATATCCCCATGTCATCTAAGAGTATGAATGTTTCACTCATTGTATGAGTAGCGGCATTAGCCAATGCTAAACTCATAACCATGTCATCATGCGCTCCTATTCCCTCAAACTTTCCTTTGTCAGTAATAGCGAACATAGATAATTCTTCTACTAATGTAGAAGTTACTCGACGACTTTCTTCGTTAGCATAAGGTAATATTATTTTACCGTTTTCAAAATTCATTTGTAGGCTTAGAATAATCTCTTCTTTCTTTTTTCTAGTAGTGTTAAAGTCATGCACATTTAAATCTGTAACATTTCTAATTTCCTGTGTAAATGTTTTAGCGAAAGTATTTGTTTCAAAGAGTATGGCTTCGGGATGAAATATTTTACCAATTAACTTTACCTTCTGTATGTTTTCTCTAAACTCTACATTCTTTGAACGGTCAATATAAACAAGGGTTTTGTTATCATTCTCATCTACTTCTAATACAGTGATTACATTGTAATCTCCATCAGTAGAAATAGCAGGGTCAATACCAACATAATATTTGTAGCCCTCTCTACGCATCGGTTTCAAAACATGGTCTTTGCTCTTTGCCGCTTCCAAGTATTCGGGATTAAACAAAGAAGTTCCAGTTGATATAGGAACACACATATATTCTCTTGTAAACATTAGAGAACCGACTTCAGCCTTTCTTGCCATAAGAGCATCATAATCCCATCTACTAGGCCATAGAGGTTCATTAAGAGCATTAAGACAAGGATAAGTTCTAAGAGTATAAGCAGGGTTTTCGGAAAGTTGTTGATATATATCTGTATAACTAAATGGAGTTCCAATAACCCTTAGAGAAGCGGTATGGTGAAGTGTTGGTATCATGTCACCATAAAACCAATCTGTAACTTTTTGAATACCAGTCATACTGAACTCTTTCAAAGGGTCATCAATAATAATCTCTTGAGGATGAAGACCACGAATCTGCGAACCTACGGAACGCTCTAAGATTTGATTACCATTAGTAAGTGTAATATTTCCTATCGCCCAACCCTTTGCAGGTTTGTATTTCTTTAACATTGGATGATTGAATAGTTTATCTATATCTCTCATGTGAACCAAAGTCTGCTTTTGGTTAGAAGAAATATATAGCATTTGATACGGTGGTTCTCTAAAGACTAAATTCCATACAACCCAACCATGCATGAATACTGATTTACCGTGACCTCTTGAACAGATGATAACTGTTCTTTGAGTATCGTTCATTAATTCTAACCACTCTTGTTGATGAGCAGCAAAATCCCAACCCAATACATTTTGGAAAAAATAAGGGAATGAGTTTTTAGATAACTCCATATCCATTTGATGTTCAAAATTAAAACCGTCTAAATCCACTCTTAACCAAACTCCACCATTTCTTTATTCCAAAGTCTTCTCCATATCTATTTCTAAATTGTTCTATTAGTTTAGAGTCTATACCCATTTCATCTTCGGGAGGTATATCAAAATTATACACTTGCCTATTCTTTTCTTTCCAAGTTTCATTAGGTATTGTCTTTGCTTTGAACCCTGCAATCTTAGGTTTATCCCCTATCAACTCCAATCTTTTTTCGGACATCGGCCTCCAACTCCTTGAGCCTTCTTGTGATTTCATTCCACCTAATATAGCATAAGTTCCCTTATCGCTATATCCTGCAATGCCAACTACTTTACCATCCACTCTTCTTATAACATATTCATCTAAGTCATACCAAACAGGAACGCTCCTAGATATTTTGTTTTCGGGATTATCATTATTCC